CAGGAGACCAGCATTGGAGATGATGGTACGGAGACCCACCATGCCAGCGGCCTTGGTATCTCGGAGGTAGACCCTGTCAGTGGGCACGATCGTGTCCATCTCTGCGGCCGTGCCCAGGAACGTGACCGTACGGAGATCAACGTTCACACCCGTCACCTGCATGGAGCCAGCGGCGTTACGCTTGACGGCACCCGCTGCGTTCCAGACTTCAATGTAACCGTTCTCGAGGCCGGACCACATCGCGGGAATGAAGGAACCCGAGGTGAAGGAAAACGTCTGGGACGTTGTACCGACGCCTGCCGTGCGGGCCAGGACCTCGCCAACGTCGCTCTGACCGTACATGAGCTGGAGTTCGAGAATGAACGCAGCCGTCTCGGTCATCGTTTCGACCATGTAGGCGGAGCCAGAAACGAAGGCACGCTTGCGCGCACCCTCACTCTTACCTGACAGGAGCTTGGCCGCTGCGTCATAGGAGATGACCTCGCGGAGGACGAATGAGGAGCCCTGGACCTGAGCGTCGGCCGTCCTGGCCGGCTCCGCCGCATTCAGGGGGAATGCGTCCCCGGAGGTAGAGAGCGTCCAACCGTGGGACCGCGTGGTCCGCACTGGCTGGTGGTATTTATTGCCCTCCTGCTTGTCCCTGGAGACGAACTTGGCATCCTTTTGGAGCCTGGCGGCCTCGGGGACCAAGTTTTGCACGTCATCGCCATAGACCTCCTTGAACAGGGGCAGGGCGATCGTGGTATTGATAGCAACCATTGAGATCCGATCCTTTCTCGGGTCTCAATGCGCTTGGTCGTGGTCCGTGCCCCCCTATGGGATGGACCTGACCTAGGCTTGGTCCGTGTTACGGGGGCAAGTGTATCATATTTGCGTCAGTGGGCACCATACTTGGCCCGGAGCTCTCTAAAGAACTGTTCCGAGTGCTTCTTAGGCGCCTGCTTTTTCGGAACCACGGTGGTAGGTGGGGCTTTATGCCCGGAACCGTTTGCGCCGGGGGGAAGTTTAGCCTCCGTGGCGGCCTTGGGCTCGCGCTTTAGGCGTTTGGCCACGTCAGCGGCGGCCTGAGCAAAGGTCTCCTTGGTCCAGCTCTGTTTACCGTAGGCCGCAATAAGGCGCTCACGGATCATTTGCTGGGTGTCCTCATCGTTGTCCAGGCCGGCTGGGCCTATGACATCGTTGAGCCACCCCATGAACGTGGTCCGGAGCTCCGCCGTTTTTTGCGCATTGGCACGTTTGGCTGAAACCTTCAGGTTTCGTTCCGTTTCTTGGGTGATGGACTTGAGCTTGATCTCCGCGTCCTTGGCCCGGCGAATGGCAGCGCGCTCGTTTTCGGTGAGCTGACTCTCCTCCTGGGACTCGAGGAGCCACTTGTCCTTGAGGGCCGCTGCCGCGGCGGGGTAGTACCTCAAGAGTTCAAACTCCATCGTATCCGGGTCCTTGAGGCCCTCCAGCCACTCAACCACCTCCTGGAACTCCTCCTCCTTGGCCGCGAATGCCTCCCGCTCCTTGGCTATCTCCGCGTGGAGCGTCTTGCGCTCCTCGGCCAGGGCCATGGTTTTCTTCGTATAGTCGGCTTGGCGGAGGCCAGCCTTGTGACTGTCATCGTCCGCTGACTTCTCGGGTTTGTCAGCGCTCGCTTCCTTTTCCTGGACGTGCTCCGCCAGCTCCCCGGCTGCATCCGTCTCCTCAGTCGTTTCCTGGGCCTCCTCCTCAGGTTCGGATTCCGTTTCGGAGGTCTCACTTTCGGCGATCTTGGACTCAAGGGCCGCCATGATGTTCGTGCTCACGTTACCTCTTACGCCGCCGGTGGCGGGGGTTGTGCCGGCCTGGGTAGTTTCGCCGGACGGTCAGTGCCGGGGGCGTTGTTCCCCGCGGCCTTCGACTTTTCTTCGTTCTTGGCCCGGTTGGGGTCCTGGGGCGTCGGTTTCTCCTCTGGCCCGGGTGTTCCAGGAGCCTCCGCCTCTTCCGACCCCGGCGGGGGCGGGGGCATGGGGAACTTGAGCAACATTAGGAGATCGGGGGGCGCTTCACGCCAGACCTTGAGATGTTCCAGGATATGCGTGACCACGGCGTTCACTACCTGGGGGTTCATTCGGCTATCCTGTGAATCCAGGACGCACGCATGGGCCCGGACATGGTTCTCCGGGTGATCAGTGACTAGGGCCGGGAGGTCCTGGACCGTCTGCACTGGTTGCCCCGTGAGATCCACCTGGGGTTGCCCTGTGGCCTTGTCCATTTTCGGAATGACCTGGGGGCCACGCATGAGGATCTCATTTTCCTCCTGGACCCTAAGGTGTGCGCGTCTGTGGGGGTCCGTAACAGGTTCCAGTCGGCCCGTCTCGAGGACCTGGTAGTACTGGTCAATGTCATCGATGAGGCCGCGTTCGAGTAGTTGCGTAGCCACGTCAAACTTGCCGGCCACCGTACGGAAAATAGGGCTACCACTCTCAACCTCCACCCTATCAATGTCCGAGATATCGTCACTCTTGAAGCTCCGTAGGCCGTCTGTGTCATAGGCGCCAGAGATCTGGGCCAAGCGCTCCGTTTGCGCGTAGCGCTTGAGGATACGGAGTAGCCCCGTGGCCGCGGCCTCCGTCAACCGTACGTATCCTCCTTGAAATCGTGACTGGAACTGGACGGCCTGGGCCTGAATGAGGGCCAGGGCCGTCCCGGACTTCAAGTTGGCCTGGGGATCGCCCCGGACAGTGGAGTTGACCCCGGAGGCGAGCTGCATGTCCTGCATGAACGCCTCCCTGAGCTTGAAAAAGCTGTCCGAGAGTTGGAACTTTTCGAGGACAGCCGGCGGGTTTGAGCCGATGGGGTACCGTATGGCATTCAGGCCGCCGTGAACCTCCTCAAGGGAGATCTCCGTGCCCTCCTGTAGGAGCAGATCGTTAGTCCCGAACGCGTCAAAATTGCTCAGGGCGGTACTATTCATGCCGTCAAAGGCGCGTTGCAGGCCAAGCAGGTCCCAGATGGAGGCATAGCCCAAGGACCCGGCCTCCAGGAACTCCTCGGGGCACATCTCATAGACGGGGAGCTCATCGAACGGTAAGGGGCCCTCGAAAAGGCAAATATCCTTGCCAGTGACGATGACATAGCGGCCCTCGGGGCATGCCTGGGTGGGGGCGTGCAACATATGCCAGACGGCCACGTCAGTGGCCTCCCGTGTATTACGGCCAAGGCCCAGGCGGGGGCGCAGTTGCAGCTCACTGTCCATGCCCTCGGAACCGTCCATCGCGAGGAGATCGTCCCGGAGCTCCAGGACCTTGGGGTCCTCGCCGGTACCGTACTGGGCCGCAAGGTCATATTTATTACGGTATGTTCTGATAATGAACCAGTCATGCTCCCCGGGGCCGCGATCGGGGTCGCAAACCACCTCGAGGGGGCTCAGGGCCTTGAGGACCACGTCACCTTGGCCCTTGGCCAAGGTCGGGTCCCAGGACTCCCATAGGTACCCTTTACCGTAAACCAGGGCACGGAGGGCCGCGCCGATCAGGTTCCGTTCCAGGCCCTTGCGAGTGTGATAGTACTCGAGGAGAACCCGGGCCGTGGGGACCTGGGCCATCGCAGACGCGGACCCGTTCGTGGCCTTGGGTTGATAGGCCGGACGATCGGCCGTCGCCATCGTAAGGATGTAGAGGGCGATACTGCGGAGTTGGTTAGACTTGACCTGGAGGAGCTCCCCCTGGTCCCCTGACTCAATGATTCTGGAGCCCTCGTGGACACCATCATCGGAGAGGGAGTAGAAGGCCGCGTGAGCTGACTTGAACAGGGCACTAAGGCCCGTTCGTGACATCGTTTCGTAGTACTCACGGATCCGTTCGTTCACGGCCTCCGCGATTTCCTCTATTGGGTACATAGCCCAATAGGTTCGCTCCAGGTCTATCGGCTCGGGTTCGGGGGGCGGGGGTGGCTCTGACTCGAGGAACTCCCCCTCCTCCAGCTCATCATCGAACGGCTCGGGTTCTGGCTCTGGCACACGCGAAGTGTATCACGTGTGCTCTCTAGGCCCAAGATATGGGATCTGGTAGAAAGGCCCCATGAAAACCCGCAACCCCAATCCTGACAGTCCGGACCAGCGCAAGCTCCGGGCATTTGGCGAGGACTTATCCAAGCAAATGCAAGAAGCTGGCTATGGGGGCGTTGTGCTCCTGTCCTCCATGACCTCAACCTCCTGGACAGTCGCAATCCCTCCATGGAGTGGGATTCGGCGAGATGTTCTCACCGGGACCTTAAGGATTGAACTCAAGCTCCGTAAAAATGACCCAGAACTACAGCAACAGGCCGATGCCACGGTCGGCCACTTAGCTGACATGCGAGATCTCGCCGGTGAGATAGCCGCTATGTTTGGCATGATGTACAACCAGGTGGAAACGCAACTCAATGAGAGTGGGACCACCATCGAACACCGGCCAATAGGCTCCCCCGGCAAAGTTGGGCCCACGGGCCGGATCAAATCCTAGCGCCCCCTGAATATCCTACTCAAGGTCCTACCCGTTTTCGAGGCAGGGCCTAGCCGCTTGGGGATGTGGTGAGTGCGACCATCGTAGGACATCGGCGGGACAGGGTTCCGGCCCCAGGGGATCATGCGCTGGAGGTAGATGAGGGCGGCCAGACAATCGAAGTGTGTCTTGTCAGCGCTCTCCGCGAAACGGGTCCGTTGGCGGTTCCACAGGGCGTTCTTGGTATGACTGATCGCGTTCACGGCCCGTTCCTTGAACACAATCTTCCGCTCCTGAATCCGGAGCCTGGTCCCGTTGATGGCCGCCTCGAGGTCATCCTTGGCCGCTGGGTTGAACACCAGGCCATGCTCCGCGGACAGGTCCGCTATCAGGCGACTGTCCGTGTCCGAGAAACGCATGTAAGGGGCGTGCCGGAGCTGGCCTGACCGGAACGAAACCACGGGGGGAGGTGGTTCCAGGTTCGGATAGAAAGCTGCCTTGATCAAGGCCAGCTCAACGGACCACGCTTGGTCGGTCATACTCGCAGGCTGTTTCGGTTCAATCCCCCAGAGTTGCCATTCCCGGGCCCGGATGACGATGGCCAGGCCCCGGCTGTTCTTACCATTGAGAGCGAAGTCACCCTCAATCACGAGACGGTCCTGCTCAAAGTCATAGTAAGCGAATAAGGCCCCGGAGCCGTGGATCATGCCAGGGTCCAGAGAAGAGTAGCAGTCACGGTAGGGGGGAGCGGTAGTCCCGTCAGGAATAATGTTGCCGTCATCGGTGAACTCCGGGACCACCACGGCCGAGGACTCCACGATATGCTCGCATAGGAGCTCACGGCGGACCCGGGTAGACTCATACCCCCCGAGGGACCGTATGGCCGCCGTGATCTGCTCCTCGCTCAGGCGGGGGTTATCGGTGATCACTTTCTGGGCATACATGCCCCGGGCCTTCATGGCCGGGAGGTACTTGGTTGTCCAGGCATGCGACGGGGTGACCGGCGGCGTACTGGCCATGATCCCGAACCCCTCCGGTTGCGTGAGCAACTGGGGCATGATGACACCGTCCATGAGGTCCACGAGGTTGGGCGTGAACGCGGCCTCCGTGAATAGGAATGCATACGTGGCAGGCCCGCGGAGACGGTCTGGGTGCAAGTCCACGCCCACTAAGACTATGCGTGCGCCCCAAGGCCACGTCAGTGTATCCGCCGTCCTGG